GCCTGGCTTCCTGCTGGTTCTGAAGTCCAATCTCTTCCAGATCTTCTTTAGTCCAGATATCATCTGCGGTAGAAATACCAGGGAAATATGTAGTATGGCTGTCCTTGCATCTTGGATGATAAAGCCCTTTGCTGATTGCATAACTCATCAGCGGATATTTCTTCCCAGTCTCCGGATCCACGCCGTCCTTGCTACCACCGCTCCACACATCATCGATCAGGACCTTACCAACAAAAGGAAGGCACTTAGGACACGGGTTTCCACGCTTGGCCATGATAACTGTTGTAACTCCCCACTCCTGACGTTTTTCGCCTTCCCCCTGCAGGTAAGCTCTTTTACTGGCTGTCCGGATCGCCATATCTGCATAGTCTGAAAGCGTATGTCTGGCACCGTTGGCATACTCCACGCAGTTAAGACCACGGGACAGCATATCTTTGGTAGCCATGTCCACAGCCTTTTCATAGGTCCCGGCACCTGTATTGGCATATACCTGGGCATTGAAGATCGCTTTTCGGTAATCATCGTTAGCCTTGCGAAGCACCGCTGTTTCCACTTTCTCCATATCGTCTCTGGTGGCTTTGATCAGCGCTTCCAGTTTACGGTCATTCAGCTTAAAAAACTCTGCCGTAGCTCCCGAGCCAGTTTTCTTAGCCCCCTTAAAGCCTTTCTTAATCGCCTGAAGTATACGCCTTTCCTGCTGCATACCGCCTTTTGACCGTGACATCCGGATCAGACTGTCAATCTGGTCATTAATACTTTTAAACTGCTTACTGTATTTCTGCTGGTTGCGGACTTTGTACTTTTCCAGGGCTTTTAGCTGCTCTGTCTGCCACATGGACCAGTTATAACCCTCTTTGGTTTCCTCTGCCCTGTGCCGGTCCATATTCCGGATCATAGAAGCTATCAGCTCATCCTCTATCTTCTGAAAAGCTGCAGCAAGATCATATTCATTCTTCCTTGGCATCAGTATTCACCCGTTTCTGAATATTAGCTGCAATCCTTGCACAGCGCTTTCTGTTTATGCAACGGATATTATTCTGGCAGTTGGGTGCTCTCATAACGCAGCTATACTCAATCTTCTCTATTTCCGGTTCAAAATCTGGACAGTATGCGCAAAAGTCCTGCAATAGTAAGGTAAATCCTGGAATATCCATACTGTTATCTCCTGTTCGCATATACCTTATAACCTTGAGCCTTAAAGTTACGGGTAAGATTTTTAAGCTGAGTCATGCTGCTACAACGGTCCACCCTTAATTCTGCATAACCTTTTTTTCTCAATCGCATATATTCCAAAAGGTACCTGCTCACTGGCTTTTTCCAGCAACCCCTGATACTCCTTCTGGCTCATTCGGTAAACCCGGTTCATTACCTTCACCTGCATTGCCTTCACCCCCAAGATTGACATTAAAAAGCCCGGCAGCCATATTAACTCCCGGTTCTTCTACCTCTGTAATACCCTGTTCTGCTTTCAGACGTGCTATTTCTTCCTGTTTCCACTGATCATCCCTGGAATCTCCATACAGTTCTTCCACTTGGGCTTCCACACTCATCAGTGCGACGCCAGGCCGCGCTTTTGCCATTGTCTCAACCTGACTTTCAAAAGAAGGATTTGCGTACTCACCGAACGGAATATCCACCTTTACCTCTTCAATTGGCTTTTTTAAGAGAATATTATAGGCATTAATGGCAGCACTGACCAGTTTCGGAAGCTTCTCCTGCAAGGCTTCTACGATAGCATTCCTGGTGTAAAGAGTTGTCTTTTCCTTCTCCCGCTGTGCTTCTGCATTATCCAGCTTCTTAACATCAATCCCCAGTGTACTTGGGCTGATGATCCCCTGCAGGCAGAGATCCAATGCGGTCACATAAGAGGCCAGATAACTGTCATGAGGGATCGTTGGCTGATCTGTCTGTATCTTATTTTCAGCCTTTTCTGACATATCATTGTCACCAGCAAAAAAGCGGCAGTCAAAGGAATTAGCCCTGAGTGGTGCGCCGGTCTCTGGGTTTTTAGGAACCAGGCATTCAGGGATGTATGTCTTAGCCCTTCCTGCTCTTAAAGCATCCATCCACTGGGACCATACCTCATCCAGCGCATCGAAGCTGTCCAGTTTACCATCAAAGACTGATCCACCTCTGCCTTCATACTTCGCTGATTCGTATACGTTGATCGGTACTGCAAGGATCATCTGCTTATCAAATGAAACATCCTGAAGCGCTTCTGTTTCCCTAAGAAGGGCTTTATTCACAAGCGTATTGCCCTGATACAGTTCATTGGTTATATAACCATATCCGTATCGTTCATTTAATACATAAGTTTTTCCACCGCTTTTGTACGGCGTCTTAAAGATCACTTCCTGTATACGGTCACGTCTGCGTATGATCTCGATCCGTTCTCCCGGATACCATTCCAGGATCGGGAATTCACTTACCTGCGTATCAATAGTCACTTTAAATGCACCATCTCCGATACAAAGGATCTCTTTTAAGGCTTTTTCCATTTTCTTACGGAAATCATTTGCCTGTGCTATGCTTTCCCACAGCTGTTCCTGCTGGTCACTGTCAAAATCAAAATCATTCATATCTGCCATGGTAATAGCTGCCAGTGTGCGGACGATCAGCCCTGGAAGGCCCGTATGCACCTTGCGCATTTCCAAACCAGGCGTACACTTACTTGCCCAGAACTTATATTGATCAGCGCAATCATGCACTTCCCTGTACAGCTGCTCCAGCTCATTACTGTCACCTCTGTACCAGATCCGGTTACGGATCGCACTTGTCTCAAAGTCTAATAATTCGTTAATCTGTATGTTATATGGACTGGCTGGAATCACATTCAACCAGCTTCGTATCCCCCGCTTGATATTCTCGTTCATTTGTTCCAACCACCTCATTTCTTATCCTCCTCAAACCCGATCATATTGCGATACGGTATCCAGCTATACTGTCCCGCATTGATCGTATGGTCATTTCTGTCTTCCGGCTTATCCTTGTCTTCTTCCCAACTATATTTTTCAAGCTCAGCCAAATGTTCCGGGCACTCATCAACCACCAGGTAACAATCCTGCTGGATCCAGCCAAGCTGCAGTTTGATACGGTCCAGGATCTCCAGTTTCTTGTAAGCATCCCAGAAGTTATAAATGCAGCCATTCAGACGCCTGTATTTTTTAAGCTCTGTCATGGTTGCCTGGTCAGCATTGTCTATGTATACATCTTTTGCAAATCCCCATTCCTTCCGGCAGCGTTCCAAAAATCCCACAAACTTTACAGCCGTATCACTGGGAGCAATGGGATTTTCCAGTTCTGCATTGTTGTAAACCTTTTCTGCCAGCGTGATCAGCCGTCTGTCTTCTGTAATTCCCTGAAAGATCATTGAGATCGTATCTGGTGACTTGCTGGAATAAGCTGTATCCAGTCCGCAGGAAAACTTCTTCCAACGGATCCGGCCCGCCTTTACCTCTGCTCTTACCCAGGCAGCGGTGACAACATGCTTTTTTCGGTCGAAGTTTGGAAACACCAGACCAGTTGCTTTTCCACGCAGCCCCTGGATCTTATTCTTCCAGATCTTTGTACCCTTCGGTGTATTAGCCAGGATCTTGTCCAGCTTTTCCTTAGGCAGCCCCAGATTATGGCTAAAAGAAAAGAACCAATGCACCCAACCGTGCTTTGGCTCTTCTTTCAATTCATCTTTTATTTCCTGGGGTGTTTCCTTTTCCCACTCTGGCAGAGGCCGGGAGCAGTTGATGTACTCTTTATACACCGGAAGCGAAGGATCATCCGGATTAAGCGTAGCCATGAGATAATCACAACGCATGGCAGCTTCTCGTACAAAGTCTATATCAGCCGTGTTGATCTCATCAATATACAGGCAGCCATACTGACCACCCAGGGCCTTCTGCCATTTCTTCTTGTCACCGTAGCCCATCACGTATATGACTTTATCACCACCGGAAGTATGGAACAGGATATGGGGGATCTTATCGTCCTTAGTCCCGTTGCCGTTGTACTCAACGAGGACACCAAAATCATCCATGATGCCAAGATCTTTGTTGATGATGTTCTTCTCAGCGGTACCTGTATCCTTGGCAGCTATGATGTGCAGCTTCTTGGAAGACTCTGCCACTTTCAGCATGAACTTAAACAGCCCTACTGTGGTTTTTCCGGCCGCTGTTGTCCCTTCCAGGAACTCTACCGGTGCATCACATCTGAGAAATGCTTTGTATTTATCTGATAACAGTAAACGTTCTGTACTCACTATCCACCACCACGCATCTGCCGGATCAGGTCATCCAGCTTAGTCTGCTCTGCTTCCAATCCTGTAACTTCCAGCTTATCCTTAAACATGCCAAGATGCCGTCCCAGAAGCTCCAGAGCCTTTTCTTTATCATTCAGTTTGAGTTCTATACCGTTCTTTCCTTCTTTGATCCCGGCAATAGCCTTGATCTGATTCTCTGATAGCTTACTGGTGTCCGTCAGGATCACGTTTCCATGAGAGATCTGTACAAAGTCTGTAGCCTTGGCAAAGGCAATCGCAGCCAGTTCTTCAATCACGCGGTCCTGTGTGACCTCCGTCCGTTTCTGGCGCTCCTGCATGCGTTCTGAGATATAAGCTGCAACCTTAACATTTCTTAACAATCTTGTGGCTGCAGCTGCTGCAACTTCATCATTCTTCACTCTTGGATAAGCGACCTTGTAAGCCCGCGTGGCATTCAGGTCAATGAGATATTCATCTGCGAAAATCTTCTGTTTTTCTGTCATTTTGGGCTCACCTCGCTTTCGTCGGTTTTAGGTATAGAAAAGGAGCCACGCTGGGTGACTCCTCTGCATCGAAAATGTCAAGCATTAATTGGTAACAATTCTTTTTCTAGTAAAATTCTCTCACATTCTGTCTTTAACGCTCTTGCATACTCAAGTACGAACGAATAATGAGATGTCTTCTTCTCATATTCAAAATTGTATCTCCAAACTTCAAACAGCTCTTCTATGTCGGACACATATTCTTCGAAATGCTGTTTATCATATACACTATTTTTAAGATTATTTCTCGTTTCTTCCGAAAACATCTTATAAATATCGGTTTTTAATTTATGCCCACGTATTTCACTTTGCTGGCTACACGCATATGCAATTGACTTGCTAAACAACTCACACGCAAACACACCCATCGTAATCGTCGGACTAAGCAAATGTAATTCACAGCGTTTTGAATCCATTTTTTCTGCGGCATCCAAATATTGAAGTGCCTCTTCATAGGCACCGATGGCTCGTACTTTGTAATCTGTTATCTTCGTTTCATCTTTTCGTCTCTCTAATAACCTCATACTTTACCCCCTCTTTTCTTTTATCATACCTCAAATTCGACAAAAGAAAAGCACCTATCTCACGACAGGCGCTTTCAAAAAGGAGAAGGAAATACTGATAGCAACTAAAATCATCGGAACGGAAGGACTCGAACCTTCGACACACTGGTTAAAAGCCAGCTGCTCTTACCAACTGAGCTACGTCCCAAGGGGGAGGCAACAAGCTTTCGCCTGCTGCCTGGTGGGGTTCGACGTAAGCCGCCGGCCGTATGCCTTTGGCTTCCACTCTATTGTATAACGACATCACCGACTAAACCGACCTTTTTATTCTATGCCGTGATCTTTCAAATAGGCATCACGTATATGCAGTCTTGGATAGTCTGGACTGTTGCTGTATCCAATCTTTGCGGCAATCCTATCCCAGGTCATTCCCTCTATGTAGAACATCCGGAACACATACCGTGCCTGACCGTCTTTAATAGATCTTATCCAGTCCTCCACAGCCTTGCAACGTGCTTTCTTGTTATCCAGGATCTTCTCCCGGCGATCATGCAGCTTCCAGTCAAAACCTGGAACCGCTTTTGGTTGCGGATAACCTTTCCGGTAGTCCATAACAACACTGACGCCGATCCCGTTATCCCCTTCCATCATTTCTACCAGTTCCAATTCCAGAACTACTATCTCTCTCTTAAGCTTTCGGTAACTGCTCAGAAGCTTCCTGGTTATCTTTATCTTCGCCAACGGTATCACCTCCCATTCTGCTTATCGTCTTTTACCTCATACCTTACCCCGTACTTTTCGTAGGTTTCCTTGCAGTATTTCCGGATGTCTGCGTTCTCATCATCGCAGATCCTGTTTACTTCCTTCACAACAGCCTCAGAGAACTGGAGGAGCTTGGAGCGATGGTCATTCTCATCCCGCACTTCCTTCCAGTGGAATTTCTCACACAGGATCCGGGCTGGTACCGATAACAGAAGACCAAGGACTTTCTTCATGCGCTCCTCTTCTGTTTCCCCGGATACGGCTTCCGTACGCTTCTTCCACTCTTCGTCAATGACTTTGTCCAGGTATTGCTTCTGTTCCTGGACTGCCTGACGTTTGATCCCATCGATCTGGGCTGCTGTATATTGATATACCGCCTGCTTGCATCCTGTCAGCTTTTCCAGGCGCCGTCTCTCTGCCCTAGTCATTTATCTTACCCCTTAGCTCCAGATCCGGGCAGAGGCTTGTCCCCGCATATGCTGGCATCCTGGCTGACCACCAGGTTGTAGGCTTCAGCCCGTTAATGATCTCATGGTCTAATGCAGCTATGGCACTTTTTCTTTGCAGCTGATTTGCCTTTCTCTGGGCCTCTGACTTTACTAATCCCATTCTTTATGTCCTCTCCCTTCTTACGCATGACAGCTATCACATACTCCACGTTGGGATTTACTCGTTTCCACATTACGATAGTCTCCTACAATTTACGCACTGCTTTCGCTCTTTTTTTAAAGCGTTCTAGTTTCTCTTGCATTTGCTTAAAATCAACTCCCAGTCCCATTTCTCCCGCACATTGAACTACGTCGGTATACTCTTCTATCACAGCTGCACAAGCCTCTGGTAACGTTACTGGAGTAGGATTATCATCGCGTAAAATCCGTGCCGCTTTTAATGCTGCCTGTGCAAGTTCAGCCGACTCTTCTGCCAGTTGCTCCAGCATCGCTGCACTTCCAATTGCTTCAATCATCATTTTATATACCATCCTCTAAATTTCAGTTTTCTGTTTTATCAGCATCAATATATGGATCTACTTTATATACATCGCCCTCAAAATTCCACATTTGAATTTCTTTGCAAACAGCACCACACTTTCGGCACTTCTCTAGATCTATCCACATCTGATCTACCTGATGTATTTCATCAATCCACTCTATTTCAGCCGGTTTCTCACTGATAGATTTTATAATGATGCTTCCACACTTTCCGCATGTCATACAGCGTATTTTCCCTTTTCCGTATCGAATAAGATTATATGCTGCGTATAAGCGATCTTTTAAATTTGGATATTTTCGTCCCATAATTTCTCCTAAATCTTAACTTTCAGTTTACATCATTTGGCAATTGTGTTCCCTTCTTCTCATACAAAGCACAGCTAGACACATGGTGATGGATCCAGCCTGATCCGCATGTCCTCCGTTCTTTCCACGGTTCAAGATATACGAGGTTTCCGCCCATGCCACAGATGCCATATCTTACGCCATGTTTTAGACCGTCTTGTGGCTTACATCTCGGACATTCTGTACAATCCAGAAACTCTTTGTTCCCGATAAACACCGACATTGCTTACTCCTCCAAATCTTAATTTTCATCTTCTAATGCTGAATTAATTGCATCGCTTAAATCTTTAAAGCAATTTTTACATAAACGAATACGTCGATGTGATATGCCAAGTTCACTGGTTACTAAAAAATTTTTATCTCCGCAGTTTTCACAGCAATCCACTTTATTTATCTGGATCCTAGATATACTGTTTTGTGGCTCTTCTTTTTTTAGCTTCTTAGCTATCCAATTCATAATCTTAATATACAAATAGCTCAATCAATATCTCCAGAATCGTCATCATTCCAATATATTGAAAAGCTTGCAACATGCATTTTTACTATTTTTTCATATCCTGCAGCTTCTTCTTCAGAAAGCTCTTTGTTTACAATGGAAGGATGTTCAAGTTGGGTAATTCCGTATTTATTACGGATTTGCTCACGTGTCATAAAAAGCTCCTTATATTAGCGATGATACCAAACCATCTTACCATAAGCCCTCTTTTGTGCAGTTCCAGTGCCTCATCTATTGCAATTTGTTTTATGATCATTGCCCTTCTCCTTTTTATTCAACGGACACCATCTCGGTGCGGTTTTAATAGTTAATTTATCATCATGTCTTTCTGTTCTGCAGATTATAGGATGAGGCTCACATTCACTCCGTGCGAACTTGGCTTCATCATGAAGGCAGTAATAACGCCCTGGCCTTCCGTTCATGTCATAAAATTTTTTATAGCTGCAGTCTTTACAGTTCATTTCTTTTCCCCTTTCTGTATCTCTTTCAGCTTTTCAATTAAAGTTGTCCGGTTTGCCCGGCAGTCCCTAAAGAACTTTCTAGGCTCCAGAAGATACTCCTCATTTGCTCCATACCCTTCCTTGTACCTCATGGCAACATCAGCTTTCCAGTCATAGAGCATGGAGTGATACGTCTTGATAACGAAGCTTGTCCCATCTGGAAGATCATACCGATAATACCGCTCACCGGTCTCCTGGTTATCGATCCAGAGTGTCCAGGTTTCATACGCATCAATAAAAGCTGCTCTCTGGTCATTGTTCCTAAGCGGTGGAAGCTCTGGCTGCTTCGGTCTATCCTTTTTCTCTTCCAAATCTTCCAGCTCACACAGCATGGAAGCCAAAGCACCTACTTCCAGCTTTTGCATTCTGATATGCTCATCTGACTTATCAATGCCGGGAGTTCCCAGACATTTGCTAAGAAGCTGCTCCTTTCTCTCCAGTAACTCCCTCAAAAGCTCTATATCTGTACGCTCTTTCACTTCATTTTCGGGAGCTTCGATATCCATTTGCGACGTCGCAATCTCTTCCTCTGTTTCATCCAGCCAACCACATCTACAATTGCAGGCTTCCTTATATTCAGCACAGCATTTCACTCCATTAGCACCGCAGCAGTTGCAGTTTCCATACTTGCTTTTCCCAGTTATGCATGTCTTCGGCCAGTGCTGCCCTTCCTCTACCTCTGGACGATTAGCTGAGCTGTTGCATTCAAGCTTGCAGGCGCCATGTATAGCACACTCCCAACAGCACTCATGCGCACAGTCCATTCCACTTCCAGGCCGGTGCATATATTCTTCCGGTAAAGAACACTCATATTCTGGGCGGTGTAAGCAATGGCCCATTTGCTGCTTTTCGGCAGCATCTATAGGTTCATTCCGCTGCTCATCAATAATATCTGCTTTCTCATCAAATTCCGATGACCATGGATCATACATACACAACAGCTCACTGGCAAGCCGACCATATTTAAGGTGGATCTTTTCATTTCTCACCTGCCAGTCCATTCCACCTGCAAAAGAGTGAAAATCAAAACTATATTCTGAACAACCAACGTAATGATATCCGTACGGTGCCAGCTCCTTCTGGATCTGTTTTGCTTTCTCCCCAATGTTCTGCCCAGTACGCATAGCTCTCATTGCCCGTTTAAAATCATCAAGCTGATATTCCTTCCAGGCTTTAATAAATTTACGGATCGTCATGCTGTCCTGAGGTTGCGACGTCGCAATCTCCGCATCTTCCTCTTCCACCAATTCCGTAATCGGTATTTCCTGGCTAATAGGCTTACCTGCCACCGGCTGGACCATATTTTCATCCTCTTCCACATCAAACAGATCCGCCGTTGATGCTTCAAAGCTTTCCGCCCTCTCTTCCGGCATAACCCCAGGGATATCTTTTAACTCTGTCTGCCCAGGTATCTCTATGTAAGGGATCTCCTTTGGTCTTGCCATGTTCCGGATCTCCCGGACCGTCATATCCGGTGTGACCTGCTCCAGCTGCTCGTCACTCATGCCAAGCATCTCCTGCAGCTGGCTCTTGCTGAAGTCCTTAAACCTATCATCTATGAGCGGACTGTTACCTCCCCTGGAAAACCTTGTGTTCCTGGTGATGTATCTGGATGTGGCAGAGGCACTGAGACCAAACCTGTCCATGGCATACTCATTAATGTTCTTATATCCTGCTTCCAGGTACAGCTCATTATCTCTGATATGTTTAAGATAAAATCCCGTTGCGATCACACTGCGAACTGCTGACTGCAGGTTGGACCGGATAAATACCTCTGCATCTTCCAGAGATACATTCTGGTACCATTCCTCTACCTCACCGGTCAAAACCTTCTGATCCACTGCAAGGATCTCTGTTTTGTTCTTCTCTGTCTCCACTGTTATCTTCCCTCCCCCGTAAGCTGGCTGCGTACTCTCTCCAGGGCGATCGCATCATAGTCCGTATCACTCTGGGTAAAGTTATGAAAACGGTTCTTAGGACCTGTTTTAGGCGTATCCTGCGGTCTTGCTGAATCCTGTGTCCTGCTCAGCCAGCCATTAATGAATTTATCAATGCCTCTGGCTGTCTTCCTGTTTTTCGGATGCGAGTCAAGCCAGCCGATCATCTTCCGGAATTCCTGGTCCACATCAACAGCCGGATAAAGCTGTCCGTACTTCTCTACAGAATCCCTTGATACCGGATAAAAGCTTCCGTCAAGTAACTGCAGCTCATACACGGTATCCGGGCAAGGACTGCTTTGCAGCTCCGCGCCTATCATTTTATTTTTTTTACTTTTATTTACTTTACTTTCCTTTATGTCATTTTTTCGGGAAGAATCGTTATTCTTCCGGGA